GCATGAATCATATTGCATGCCAAGTGAGTACAAAAATGTTGTAGCAGAAATGAATAAAATGAGCAAATATCCGTCGTGGAATGCTAAAGCGGATACTCAGGCCAAATATCCCAATGCTAAGATGGAAGGGGCTCGTAGTAACAAGCAGGAAATGGGCGGAAGTGGGCTATAAGCAGACCTGACAATGAATGAAATCAAACAAAAAACACAGCAGTATTTGGACCAAGAAAAGTTTGAGCCCTGGATGATTGAAAGGGCTCAGGCTGTTTTTGCTGAGGGCGAAAGCATTACTGCAGTTTGTTGCGAATTAGACATATCTCGAGAAACTTATTACCAATGGCGCAATGACCCTAGCCATCCTTTTAGCAGAGTTGCTAAACGAGGCGAAAGAGAGTCACAACGGCATTGGGAAGGAATTGGAAAAGATGGCGTAACTGGATGCCTTGATAAATTTGCCGGAAGCACGTGGCAGTTTATTATGCGTAATCGTTTTAGAGAAACGTATAGCGAAGAAAAAAAGCCAGAGAACAACACAGCTGTAGAAATGTTATTAAACATGTTAGCGGATAAGAATAAATGATTAAAACGGACGATGTAGTAAAAGTATTAACAGCGGATGAAGAGAAGATGATAGAGATTATGCATTCGCATATCACGCTACAAGACCAGTTTAGGCAGCTTACACATCACGTTGAAGAATGTTACAAACGCATACAAAGCTTAGAGCATGTGCTAGCGAACAAAGTATTGTCATGAGCAAGAAACCGCGTGAAATTATTAAAGTTGGTCCTAAAGACAACTATACAGCTCCCACTAAATCACAAGTAGAAAAACATCTTCGCGCACATCTTATTATGATGCTTGAGGCTATGCAGTATGAAGGCCCAGTACAGCATCTTACTAATGACACGTTACGTGATTTAGTCGAAGAACAGAAGATTATATTCCTACGTAAATTGCAGGCGAATCAAAATAATGGATAACCTTAAAATATTAAAAACTGGCCCAATAAATTTTGACTTTTTTACATACATGTCAAATATAGATTTAAAAAAAAGATTGGCTACAAGAACAACTACCGATGGATTTTACGAATTATACGACAGCGTAAATGGCCATGTTGTTATGAGCGGAACAATGAATTTAGATAAATATTTGTATGCTGACAACTGACGGCAGACAACTCATGCTCGAAGAAAGCTTGCTTCGTCTGCGTGACTTCCAATACTTTGCCGAGAATTTCTTCAAGATACGCACTAAGAATGGTGCGGTTATGCCGTTTCAGCTTAATCGTGCTCAACTATATATTCACAATAGACTAGAAGCGCAGCTTAAAGAAACAGGCAAAGTTAGAGCAATATGCCTAAAAGGTCGCCAACAAGGCGTGTCTACTTACGTGCAGGCGCGATATTTTCACAAGACGATTACTAATCGCGGTATTAAGACATTTATTTTGACGCACGAATCTGCTGCAACAAAAAACTTGTTTGATATGACGCGTAGATACTATGAAAACCTGCCTCCAGGGTTAATACCTAGAGCTAACCGTGATAGCCAGAAAGAATTAAAGTTTGAGTCTATCGATAGCGGATATGCCATTGGTACTGCGGGAGCCAAGGGAACCGGACGAAGCCAGACGGTTCAGCTTCTTCATTCATCAGAGGTTGCATTTCAACCTAACGCTGCCGAACACGCTCAAGGCTTAATGCAAGCTGTAGGCGATCAAGATGGAACTGAAGTAATTTTAGAATCTACTGCTAACGGCATTGGCAACTATTTTCATAGCGTTTGGGTCGCGGCAGAACAAGGCAAATCTGATTTTCAGGCAATATTCGTGCCGTGGTATTGGCAACCAGAGTATCGAGCATTCCACAGTCAATCACACGACGAAATATTGTTAAGTGAAGAAGAAAAAAAACTAATGTCTTTGTACGCAGATGACGGAATGACATTAGAACACATTTATTGGCGCAGATTTAAAATTGGACAATTTAGCAATGACCATGACGTTGGTGTTCGATTATTCAACCAAGAGTTTCCGTGCATAGTAGGGTCTCAGAGAGTCGGAACTTCACGTGGATTGATTCCAATTCAAGAAGTATGCGTTAATGACAAAACAAATACAGGTAATGTAATAAATTCGTGGTGTTCTGGCGAAAAACAAACAATACAAATAAAAACACACTTAGGCTATACATTAGAATGCACGCTTGATCACAGATTGGCTACAGAAACAGGATTTATTGAAGCCATAAATTCTATTGGGCATAATGTAATTTTAACAAAACCAAATTTTTCAGAGAATTATATTTCCATATCATGGAATCCAATGCCTACCGTAAAATCAACAATCATTATTGATGAATTATGGGGGATGTTCTTAGGATTTTTTATGGGTAACGGAAGTTTTGGCGGAGAAACATTATCTATTGCTTTTAATGCTGGAGACACTTTATCTATAAATAAAGTACATAATTTAATTTATGAATTGTTTGGATTGGTTCCATATTCAAGAAAAAATTCTACAAACGAAATAGAACTGCGAGTGTCATGCAAAGCATTAAAACCGATTTTTTTAGAACTTGGTATAATAATATCGGGAAGAAATACAAAGAGAAACGTGTGCGTCCCGGATTGTATTTGGAAAAGCCCAAAGTCGGTAATAAAAGAATTTATGCGTGGAATCTTTGATTCTGATGGATTTGCCGGATATGAAATGGCAAGAGTTTCTTTGTTTTCTAAACATGAACAATTCATTAAAGATTTGCAAGTCATATTGCTTGGTTTTGGAATTACAAGCAAAAGAGTACATGGAATTAGAAAACATAATATAGGCAAAGGCCCGCAAGAATATATGGCCAATGAATTAAATCTTCGAGGTGATGAATCCAGAAAATTCTATAATGAAATTGGGTTTGTCAGCGAGAGAAAAATAAAAAGATCAAACGAATGGATTGTAAAAAAAACAAGCGGAAGAAATCCTCAGCCTATATTGTTTATAGACAAAGTTGTTTCTTTTGATCACAAAGGAACGCAACTTGTTTACGACCTAGAAATAGATAATGACAAACATGTATTTGACGCACAAGGCATATTAGTCCACAACTGTTGCGCAAACGATAGCTTCTTAAACCCAATTGACGATACATTTATCCCTTCTCATTACGTAACAAAAGCACGTAAAGCGCAAGTTGAAATTGGATCACAATCATTAATCATTGGCGTCGACCCAGCCATAGGCGACAATGATAGATGCGTTATTATCAGGCGTAAAGGGCGATTAGCTTATAACGCTGAAGTCATGCGTAATTACAACACCATGGAATTATCTGGCAAGCTTAAGACTATTATCGACAAAGAGCGCCCTCACCGTGTTTTTATTGACTGCATAGGAATAGGGGCGGGGGTAGTCGATCGCTTGCAGGAAATGGGTTATTCTTGCGTAGAAGGCATAAACGTCGCGCGCACAGCAAATGATAAAGAACGGTTTGGTAACTTACGTGCGGAACTGTGGTCAGAAATGCGCGACTGGCTGACGGGTGAAGTTGACGTTCAAATACCAGACAGCGATGAACTACAAACAGACTTATGTGGACTTGGATATAAGCATCGGTCTAACGGCCAATTGTTGATAGAATCTAAAGATGATTTAAAGAAGCGTGGCATGCCTAGTCCCGATATTTCCGACGCTTTGAGCTTAACATTTGCCTATGGCCAACATGTTGGTGAAACAAATTATATGCCAAATTACATGCCGGCAGAGCACAGAAATAAATTTACCTGATATACTTTACACAAAATTACTTGATTGGATGACAGTATGCCTAAAAAAAATGTAGAAATGGCCACCAAAATACGTGATTGCGTGGAAACGTGGGAAAACTACTGGCACGATAACAAAAACGATTACAATGAGTACACCCAATTCGTGTATGGCAACCAATGGCTGGACGAAGAAGCCAGGGTATTTGAGACTTACAAAAAAATCCCGCTGACATTCAACAAAACGGCCCCATTAATTAATCATTTGTTAGGCGAACAACGCCAAAATACTCCGTCATTGCAAGTTGTTCCCGAAGAAAACGTACCGGAAGAAGTGGCAGAAGTGCGTGAAGCGTTAGTAAAAGACATTAGCCTTAACAGTGACGCTAAAGTTGTATACCAAATTGCATTTCAATGCGCTATTGCAGGCGGTTATGGCGCGTTTTACGTGGATACTGAATACGAAAACGATTATTCGTTTAACCAAGTTATACGTATCAAGAAAGAACAAATGCCTACACGTTGCTATTGGGATGTGGGCGCTATGTCCCCCACTAAAACGGACGGATTGCATGCAGGCTTTAGAACGCGTATGTCACGCGCTAAATTTAGAGCGATTTATGGCAAGAAGATTGAAGAGTCCATTCCGCCGTCAAACATAGAAGAAGGTACGGTGTTTAACGACGACGAGTCTGTCACTATTTATACACACTGGGAACGGGAATACTTTACAGAAACTATTTATAAGATGAGCAATGGCCGTACGTTGCAAGCCGATGAGTTTAAAATGCTTGAGCGTATTGATGTAGATGGCAAAAAAATGCTGTTAGATGGCGAAGAGCTTGTGACTGTAGAGACATCTCGTATGAGTCCTAAGTACAAGGTTCGCAAGTATTTGTACGCAGGTGACTATGAGTTAGAAGCGGAAGATTTTCCCTCTGAACAATTGCCGTTAATTTTTGTAGACCAGAACTCATTTTTTAATAAAGAAGGCTCACAGGTTTGTAGGTCGTTTGTTAAAGACGTTAAAGACGCTCAAAGATATTTAAATTACCTTGGTACGCAATCAGCTTATTTAGTTAAGATTGGTCGTTACGATCAATTCCTAATAGCCTCTGGAAACGCGCGAAGCAATGATACGGCGCAAATAGGGCGAGACCCCAGCAACATCCAGGGTGGATTGAAATTTGATGAAGTACCAAGCGGGTTTGTTCCTCAACAGCTAAAACCGCCAGAGCTATCTAATTCTTTGATTCAGCAATACGAACGTGCAGAACGTGACATTCAAACATGCACAGGCATGTATCAGTCAATGATGGGAGACCAAGGCAATGAGACATCCAAGCTTGCTATTGATGCGCGAACTAAACGTGGAAGTTACAACACTTTTGTGCCGTTTGACTCTCTTAATCGCGCAATCGCTGTATGTGGCCAAATTGTTAATGAGATGATACCGAAGGTCTATGACACCGAACGCACATTGATGCTTAACATGAAAGACACAGGCGTATCTCCGGTTACAATTAACAAAGCTACAGACCCCTATGGTGGCCAAATACAAAATGACATGGTTAATGGTCGGTATACAATACGACTTGAACCAGGCCCAAGCTTTGAAGGGCAAAAGCAAGAGTCTTTGAATAGTATGCAAATGATATTACAGGCCAATCCGCAATTATTTAATCTAATTGCCGATTTGTATGTCGAAAACCTGCCGTTGGCTAATAACCTACAATTACGTAATAGGCTTAAGACCATAGTGCCGCCTGAAATAATTGAAGCAGGCAAGACAGGGCAGCCTGTCCCGCCGAAGCCGCAAGAACCAGATCCAATGATG